TCATCAAGGAATTGAGAACTGATGGTACGGACTTCTATGGAAAAGCAAAAATTCTTGAAACACCTTATGGTAATATCGTGAGAAATCTGATTGACGAGGGTGCTCAACTTGGCGTTTCATCTAGAGGCATGGGTACATTAAAAGTTGTTGAAAATACCAATGTCGTGCAAGATGATTTTATGTTGGCAACAGCAGCCGATATTGTGGCAGATCCTTCAGCACCTGATGCTTTCGTTCGTGGTATTCTAGAGAGTAAAGAATGGTTATTTGTTGAAGGTCGATTTGTCGAAGTTGATATCGAGAGAGCCCAACAACAAATTAGAAAAGCGTCAAGAAGAGAAATCGAACAAGTAGCTTATAAGTTATTTGAAGGATTTCTGAGAAAAATTTAATTATAAATACCAACATAGAAACCTAAGGAGACTTTCAATGTCCAATAAATTATTCGAAGCCGCTGCTGATATTCTGGCTGGCAGCAAAAAATCTGCACCTGGTATGCCACCTGAGAAACTAGATGGCGAGATCGTTGATCTAGGCGGTCCATCTGCAACCAACTCCAAACCTACTGACGATTCTAATAAAATCGATGCAACTAAGGCTGCTAAGAGAGCTTCTGCTCCTAAGACCCATCCTTCAAACGCTTCTGGTAAGGTTCAAGAAGAGACTGAAGAAGAATATGATGCCATCACTGAAGACATCGATTCGATGTTTGGTGACGAAACAATTTCTGAAGAGTTCAGAACAAAAGTATCTACAATTTTCGAAGCTAGAGTGTTAGATCGTGTATCACAAATCCAAGAGGATATGGATGCACAATACACAAATATGCTTGAAGAAGCTATTGACCTAGTTAAGGATGACTTAACCGAAAAGGTTAATGATTATTTGTCCTATGTTGTAGAACAATGGATTAACGAAAATGAGATCGCTATTGAACGCGGTCTAAGAACTGAAATCACCGAGGAATTCATTGGTGGTCTGCGTACACTATTCGCAGAACATTATATTGATGTTCCTGATGAAAAAATCGATCTTGTTGAAGAGTTGGCATCTAAGGTTGAAAAACTAGAAGATTCTCTAAACGAGGAAATTGAGCGCGGTATGTATTACAAGAAAGAATTGATTGAATCCAAAAAGAATGAGATTCTTCACTTCATGACTGAGGAATTGACCGATACACAGGCTGAAAAAGTACGCACACTTGCAGAGAGTGTACAATTTTCCACAGAGGAAGATTATGCTACTAAGGTTGCCACTATCGTTGAGAACTATTTTCCCAAGTATGTAAAACAATCTGACGAATCACAGTTCCAAGAACAAATCGAGGAAGAAGCTGCATCGGGCTATATTGATCCTTATGTTGCGGCTGTGTCCAAAACTATTTCCAAAACTCTAAAATAATAAAATAGGAGAAAACAAATGTATCTTTCAGAACAACTACAACAAAAATGGGAACCAGTTCTAAATCACCCAGAACTTCCATCTATTGCTGATCCTTATCGCAAGGCTGTTACCGCTATGATTCTTGAGAATCAGCATCAGTCTATGCTTAAAGAATCCAACATGCTAACCGAAGTCAATGTCGCTGGTAACGGTGGCTTTACTGGTGCATCATCTGCTGCTGGTCCTGTTGCTGGTTTCGACCCAATCATGATTTCTTTGGTTCGTAGATCACTTCCTAACCTAATGGCTTATGATGTTTGCGGCGTTCAGCCAATGACTGGTCCTACTGGATTGATTTTCGCAATGCGTTCGCGTTACGATGGTCAAGCTGGTGCTGAAGCACTCTTCAATGAGGCTAACACCGCACATTCCGGTACAGGTTCACAAGTTGATGTAACCGTTGATGTTGCTGCTAACACCTCTTCAACCTTTGGTACTATCACTACTGGCTCTGGTGCAACAACCTCAGCTGCTGAAACTGGTATTACTAATAACGCTGGTGATACCAACACTTTCCAAGAGATGGGATTCTCAATCGAGAAAGTTACCGTTTCTGCACAAACCCGCGCTCTAAAGGCTGAGTATTCACTAGAACTTGCTCAAGACCTTAAGGCTGTACATGGTCTGGATGCTGAAACCGAATTGGCAAACATCCTTTCATCGGAAATTCTTGCTGAAATCAACCGCGAAGTTATTCGCACAATCTACAAGATCGCTAAGACTGGTGCTCAAACTGGTACAACTGCTGTTGGTACCTTTGACCTTGACACTGACTCTAACGGTCGTTGGATGGTTGAAAAAGTTAAGGGTCTTGCATTCCAAATCGAACGCGAAGCTAACGCAATTGCTAAGACAACTCGTCGCGGCAAGGGTAACATGATGATCGTTTCTTCTGATGTTGCTTCTGCACTTGCTATGGCTGGTGTTCTTGACTATCAATCTGCTTTGAACAGCCAAGTCAACCTAACTGTTGATGACACTGGCAACACCTTTGCTGGTACAATCTTCGGTCGCATTAAGGTATACATCGATCCATATTCACAAGTATCTGCTGCTCGCGAGTTCGCAGTTGTTGGTTATAAGGGTTCGAATGCTTATGATGCTGGTATGTTCTACTGCCCATATGTTCCTCTACAAATGGTTCGTGCCGTTGACACTTCTAACTTCCAACCAAAAATTGGATTCAAGACTCGTTACGGTCTAGTTGCTAACCCATTTGCTGATGCAGTACCTGGTACTGGTGCTTTGGGCGCACAATCGAACAACTATTACAGAGCATTCAAGATCGCTAACCTAATGTAATAGAAAATTAACGCCAATTAAACTAAAATTATAAGGCGGAAGAGAGGGACGAAAGTTCCTCTCTTTTTTTGCTTATAAATACCATCATGACGACAATCACTAGAACACCAATAAACACTAACAATCTACATCCAAATAAATTCGAATTGAATTTTAGTAGATTGCCTAATACGACATTTTTCTGTCAGTCCGTGAATTTGCCCGGAGTTTCTATGGGTGAAGCACTACAAAATACACCATTCATTGACCTATACCGTCCCGGCGATAAGTTGATGTATGATACTTTTAATATAACATTTTTTGTTGATGAGGATCTTTTGGCATGGAAGGATATTCATGACTGGATTCGCGGCATGACTTTTCCTAAAGATTTTACTGAATATAGTAACTTGCCTAGATTAGCCAGACATGCTTCTGATGGGTCACCGTTAACCGCTGATGCCACAGTATCACTGTTAACCTCAGCAAATAATCTTAACTATAGATTAATGCTTAGAGATTGTTTCCCAACTTCATTATCATCTGTTATTTTTTCATCAGCAGATTCACCAGAATCAGTTATTACAGCTGATTGCACTTTTAGATTTTCCTATTACGATATAGAAAAAATACCAGGAAAAGCTTGACATTATATAATTGATGTGATACTATTACTCAATCATGGAGAGTAATAATTGCTATGCAAAAACTTGAAGAATTGTTAGAAATGTGGAAATCTGATTCTATAGTCGATAGAACAGACCCCGGTGCAGCCATCCTGTCCATTCCCCAACTACATTCGAAATATCTGAACATATTGTCCTTCTCACAGTTAACTGTTAAGGACATTAATTTCAAGATCAATCGAATGAAGAAGTTGAAATGGGAATACTACACAGGCAAACTAGATGCAGAGACACTAAAATCGCATGGATGGGAACCGTTTGCTTATATACTTAAGTCTGATATATCGTTATACATGGAATCTGATGAGGATATCAATAGACTTATAGCGCAAAAGACACTGGCTGATCAAATTGTGGATGTATGTACATCCATATTAAAAGAACTTCACTCAAGAACTTTCCAGTTAAAGTCGTTCATAGACTGGGAAAAGTTCATACAAGGTGCGTAATTAATGGTAAATATTAGTATTGTTAATGAATCCTTTATAAGGATTCGTTGTGACAGAGGAATATCACAGGAACTATCAGATGTATTCACATTCTTAGTGCCTGGTTACCAGTTTACTCCCAAATTCAAAAATAAACTTTGGGATGGTAAGATACGATTACTAGATACCCGAACTGGACTCCTGCATAGAGGTTTATTGCATTATGTTATTTCCTTTTGTAAGGAAAGAAGTTACGGACTTACGCTAGATCCTGTATTAGAACTGAAGGATAATTATTCTCTTCAGGAGGGTACCGAATTCTCTTCCACTTTGGGTTTACCATTTGTTGCTAGAGATTATCAAATATCAGCTTTTGTTCATGCGATTCGCAATAAAAGGATGTTGATTTTATCTCCAACAGCTTCAGGAAAATCACTTATCATATACTTGATGCTTCGATATTTTCAGGAGAATGGATTAAAAAAGGGTTTGTTGATTGTTCCCACCACATCACTTGTTCATCAGATGTATTCCGACTTTGAATCATATGGTTATGATTCGGAAAAGAATTGTCACATGGTTTATGCTGGTAAGGAAAGAGTCTCTGATTCCTTTTTGACTATTTCTACATGGCAATCATTATATACACAAGATGCAGAATTCTTCACCGATTTTGATTTTGTATTCGGTGATGAGTCGCACCTATTCAAGGCTAAATCATTAACAAGTATATTGAATCATTGTGTTAAGGCTCAATATAGAATAGGATTAACCGGTACACTTGATGGCACTAATACTCATAAAATGGTATTGGAAGGTCTATTTGGTCCTGTCTATAAGACGATTACCACGAAGGAACTTATTGACAACAAGAGTCTTGCTTCATTTAAGATTAAGTGTTTGACCTTGAAATATCCCATGGAAACCTGCAAAAGAGTTAACAATTGGGAATATCAAGATGAAATTGATTTTATTGTTAGTAACCCTGCTAGAAATGCTTTCATAAAAAATCTTGTATTGTCATTGAAAGGCAATACTCTGGTGTTGTTCAATTTGGTTGACAAACACGGTAAAGTACTGTATAATCTTTTACAAGGTTCGATTTCTGATGACAGACACCTCTTTTTTGTACATGGTGGAGTCGGTGTTGATGAGAGAGAAGAAGTTAGGCGTATTACAGAAACCGAATCTAATGCTATTATAACGGCATCATATGGTACATTCTCCACCGGTATCAATATTCGGAATCTACATAATATCATATTTGCTTCACCTTCCAAGTCTCGTATCAGAAACCTACAAAGTATTGGTAGAGTATTGCGTTTAGGTGCTAACAAAGAACAGGCCACACTTTATGATATTTCCGATGACCTTAGAACAGGAAAGAAACCCAATATCACGCTGCAACACTTTATTGAAAGATTGAAAATTTATGATGAAGAAAAGTTCTCTTACAAACTTTATGGGATTGATTTAAAAAATGGATGAAAATCAGATTGACACCGATGTGCCAGAATTGGATCAAGATGGTGAACAGGGTGGTTGTATCCGAATTTTTAGATTTAAAACTGGTGAGGATGTGATTGCATATTCCCCAGATTATTATGAAGATGATAATGTTGTTACCTTGGTTGAACCAATGATCATAAAAAACACCAAAGTTAGAGGTGCCTGGCAGATGATGATTTATCCATGGTTGCCAATAGACATCATTGAATTCAATGAAGCCACCATAGACATCGGTGATGTGACAACAATACTAGTCCCGACTGAAAAATTTGTTGCAGAATATAAAGATGCTGTTGATCATTTCTTGTCTGTATTAACCGATACTGAACGACCAATGGAACAATTATATAATATATTATTAGAAAATTTTAATTCACCAGACGCAAAACATTGAGATGCCATTATGAGTGTAAAACAACCATCAAAACATTATATTAATAATTCAGATTTTTTGGAAGCCCTTATTAAATATAAGAAAGATTCAGAAATCAATCCAGACACAGTTGTTCCTAATTACATTGGTGAATGTTTCCTAAAGATTGCCAATCACCTATCACGGAAACCAAACTTTGTGTCATACACATTCCGAGATGAGATGATTTCTGATGGTATTGAAAATTGTCTTATGTATTTTAGGAATTTTGATCCAAACAAATCTAAAAATCCTTTTGCATACTTCACCCAAATCATTTATTACGCTTTCCTAAGACGAATCATTCGGGAGAAGAAACAACTCTATGTAAGGTATAAGGCTACTGAAATGTATGGTGTTTTGGACTCTGGCCACCTGTCCGAAGAAGATGAGGATGGTGAGATGATTCGACAATTTGAGGTGTATGACAATATCTCAGAGTTCATACAAAATTTTGAAGAAGGTAAGAAGAAAAAGGCAACCAAAGCTAAAGGTATTGATAAATTTATTGATTCTGATACTGACACATTAAGTGTGGATAGTGTTTTTGAAGAGGTTGCAATATGCAATGAAGAACTATCTATGCTTGGCATTGCTGAAGATGTGGACTCCCTCGAATGAAAATTGCGTTAATAACAGATACGCACGCTGGTGCTAGGGGTGATAGTTTAGTTTTTAATGAATATTTCATGAAGTTTTGGGAAGGAATATTCTTTCCCTACATTGAAGAAAACAATATCAAGCATGTTATACACATGGGTGATGTTGTTGATCGCAGAAAATTCATTAGCTTTGTAACATTAAATTCATGGCGTACCAGATTCTTTGATAGACTCCGAAGTCTTGGTGTCACGATGGATGTTATTGTTGGCAATCATGATGTGACATACAAAAACACAAATGACATTAATGCAATGGATGAGTTATTCCATGGCTATGATAACATTAATGTATTTACCTCCACAGTTGAAAAAGAATATGATGGTGTCAAATTCATATTGTGTCCATGGATCAATTCAGGCAATTATAAAGAATCCTTAGATTTCTTGAACAATAGCACATCAAAGGTTGTATTTGGTCACTTTGATATTGCTGGTTTTGAAATGGACAGAGGCAATATATCACATGATGGTATGAGTGCGGATTTGTTTTCACAGTTCTATTCTGTATATTCTGGACATTTCCACCATAAATCAACCAAAGGTAATATTCATTACTTGGGTAATCCTTATGAAATCACATGGGCAGATCACAGTGATATTAGAGGTTTCCACATATTCGATACGGATACTCTTGACACAGAATTCATAAGAAATACACATTCGATATTCCATAAGGTATATTATGATGATGTAACACAGGATATGAATTATTGGAAAGAATTTGATTATTCTGTCTATGGTAATACCTATGTAAAAATCATAGTCATGAATAAAACGAATTCTTATCAATTTGATTGTGTATTGAATAACTTGTACAATGTTTCTCCAGCTGATATATCTGTTGTTGAGGACTTGATGGATGCAGCAGAATCAACTGATGATAGTGTGGACGAGACTGAAGATACGATGACTATATTGTCAAATTACATTGACCAATTGCCAATTGGTGTGGATTCTGATAAACTAAAGAAATTACTAAAAAGTTTATATGTGGAGTCATTGGAAATGAAAGCTGATTGATGTTAAAATTCAAGACTATTAGGTGGAAAAACCTGTTAAGTACGGGAAATTACTTCACGGAGATATTACTAGACCGATCACCTAACACCTTGATTGTTGGTGGCAATGGTGCGGGTAAATCAACACTACTGGATGCACTTTGTTTTGTATTATTTGGTAAGGGTTTTCGAAATATCAACAAACCAACCTTGATCAATTCTATCAATGGAAAAGATTGTATTGTTGAAATTGAATTTGCTGTTGGTAACAAAGAATACAAAATCGTTAGAGGTATCAAACCCAATGTGTTTGAAATTTATTGTGATAATGTATTACTGAATCAAGATGCATCCATGAAGGACTATCAGGAACATCTTGAACATAATATACTAAAACTAAATTATAAATCCTTTACGCAAATTGTTATACTTGGTTCAGCCTCCTTCACACCATTCATGCAACTTTCTGCCATGGATCGGCGAGACATCATTGAAGACCTTTTGGACATTAAGGTGTTCTCTATGATGAATGGTATTCTTAAAGGCCGACAAGCAGATAATAAACAACGAATTGAAAACAACAAGCACCAAACAGAACTGAGTAATACAAAAATAACATTATTCAAAAATAATGCACAGTCTATCAAACAAAATAATGATGACATTATTAAGTCCAAAGAACTTATCATTATTGACACTGAGTCTATTATAAACAACATAACAAACCTTATTCTTGAAGAAACGCAACAGGTATCTAATTTGCAAAATTCTATTTCGGATAAGAATGCTGTTGATAATTCGATACAGAAGTTATCACAACTCAAGTTTCAAATTGTTACTAACCAGAAAAAGACTTTAAAAAATATTGAATTCTTTCATAAGAACGATGATTGTCCCACTTGTCGGCAAACAATTAGTTCATCCTTTAAGGATGATCAGTTATCATCACTGGAGGTAAAGTCAGCTGAGTATGTTTGTGCTTTGGATAAAATAGAAGAAAAAATAAACAATCAACAGACTAAACTTAATGACATACAAAATATTCTCAAAGAGATTCAAGATAGACAGTTATCCATCGCTTCTCATAATACTTCCATTTCTTCTTATAATAAGTACATTAACACAATTAGAAAAGAAATTGAGCAATTAAATCAAAGAAATGTAGAGGTTACTGACAATAAATCGGAACTAATAGATGAAAAGAAGAAAATGCATGATCTATTAGATGAAAGGAAGACCTTACTTGAAGAAAAACTCTTATTTGAATCTGCCAGTGCATTATTGAAAGACACGGGAATTAAAACAAAGATAATCAAACAATATTTGCCCATTATCAATAAACAGGTCAATAAGTTCTTGACTTCTATGGATTTCTTTGTGAATTTCAACCTAGATGAATCCTTTAAGGAAATCATTAAATCTAGACACAGAGATGAATTTAGTTATGCTTCATTCAGTGAAGGTGAGAAACAACGAATTGATATTGCGTTACTGTTGACTTGGCGACACATTGCCAAGATTAAAAATTCATTGCATACAAATTTATTGATTATGGACGAGGTTTTTGACTCTTCTCTAGACAATAATGGTACCGAATACTTAATGGGTCTATTGCAAATACTTGAAGGTTCAAATATATTTGTTATATCCCATAAGGGTGATGTACTACAGGATAAGTTTAGATCATTGATAAAATTTGAAAAAGTTAATAATTTTAGTAGGGTGTCGAAATGAGTGAAACAATTGTAATTGATACGGGTACATCCACCGCAACTCAAGAGGAAAAGATTGATCCATATCAAGTGAATGATTACAGTAATACTAGAAAAATCATGGCTGTTCCAGATAACGATAAGGAACCTCATTTTTACTCTAGAATTGCAAAACGACTGAGAATGACACTAAGACTATATGGTGCTCTCGGATTATCTGCACCACAGTGTGGAATTAATGCTAGACTGTTCGTTATGTCTGTTGGTGACAAGTTTATCACATGCATAAACCCAAAGATTGTGTCCAAATCAACTGACACCACTTGCCAGAAAGACATGGATATTTCTTATCCAGGCATGTCATTAACCATTGCCAGACCATCCTCCGTTGTTGTAGAATATATGGATGAAACTGGAAAAGAGTTCAATGTTCAATTTGATGGTTTGACCTCTAGAATATTCCAACAAAATCTAGACCATTTGAATGGTGTGACCATAACCGATCATGTTGGACCTGCTGCTTTAATGATGGCTAAAAAGAAACAACTTAAAATTATGAAAAAGTATAAAAGGACTATGCATGGACATTGAACAACAATGGAAACAATGGCAGGATGCAAATCCACTGGATGGTTTACCTGATGTTGATATTGACACTTTACGCAACAAATTAATCAGTGACCTAACTTATGTGTCGCAGATGGATGTTCGTGAATACACATTATATCAAAAATGGTGTGAAATTAAACGAAAATATCCATTAGAAACCAGAAGTACTCTTTTTGGCGATGAATCTGTTCTTGTTGATAATACACAATCTGTTATTATTGATAATATCAAAAAAAATATTTGGATTCCTGAAGATCCAGAAGAGTATTTGACTATTAAACCTAGATTGATCTATACTGATGATTCCCAAGAATCTACTACCACTAATGCTTTTGGATTAGAAACCACTAGTGTTAAAAAACGATCTAAAGAATTGCCAGAAACTTGGAATACGATTAGAAATTTCATTTCCACAATGAAAAATAATAGTAATATTGGTCGTAATATGAATTTCATTGTTCAAGATGAAGTTTCAGGTAAATATCTGGGAGTTATTTGTATATCCTCTGATTTCCTTGATCTTACACCGCGCGATGAATGGATTGGATGGTCCCGTGAAGTAAAAACACAAGGACGAATGATTAATTATACTGCAATTGGTTCTACTATTGTTCCTTTTCAACCATTAGGATATAATTATGTTGGTGGTAAATTATTGGCACTATTGTGTTTGAGTGATACTGTACAAAATACTTGGAAAAAGGAATATGGAGATGTATTGGTTGGTGTTACAACAACCAGTTTATATGGAAAAACCAAAGTTGGCGGTTTAAGTCAATATGATAATCTGGATCACTGGTTACCAATGGGATTTACCTCTGGTTCTGTATCATATGATCCTTCTAGGGATACTGTACAAATGCTTAGAGATTATTTGAAAAAGAATTACACCAGGGAATACTTTGAATGGTATGGTGCTACTAATGACTCTGGTCAACCATATAAAAGAGATCACAAAAATAGAAGTCAATACTTTGTATATTCCAAATTAGGAATTCCAAAGGATATTATTAGATCGGATCATGCACGAGGAATTTATTTCAGTCCTTTATACGATAATAGCAAGGAATTCTTGAATAAACAGTGTTCCGAGTCTGGTTTGATCAAATCCTTTGATACAAGTGAAGATGCATTAACTGAAATTTGGCGTAATAAACACGCAAAAGGTCGATTCAAGTCATTGAAAAAGAAGGGTAATTTGTCGTCTGAAACACTATTTTATGATGACCTAATCTACCTGTCATGGGAAGACGCTAAATCTAAGTACTTACCACAAGTAGGACGATAATCTCAAAAATAACGCTTGACACCACCACCAGTACCTGTATAATAGGTCCTGTTGAGTGAGTTGAGAGTTAAAAAACATGAAATACCAACATAAAACAATGTGGACCTGGGTGGGAAAATCTGGGGCTGTAATATACTTCCATAAAAGGGAAGATGCCGTGTCTTACGCTCTGGAACATGCAGGTTTAAAGATTGTACCGCCACTTTACGCGGATATCTAAAATCAACCATTCCCCCTGTCAAAAAATGCTTGACAGTGGTCTCCCGATCAGTTATAATATGTCCGTTGAGTGAGTTGAGGTTGTTATGTCTCTTGTGAATTCTAAGTCTCTTTTGGCAAAATTGCTTGCTACCGAGAATATTACGGTTGAAACCCGCAAGGTTTCGACAGCATCTTTTGACCTCAAAAATCGCACCTTGACTATTCCCGACTGGGAGGGTGTTTCGGATTTTGGTTATGATTTGTTGCTTGGTCATGAAGTTGGTCATGCATTAGATACTCCTTTTGTTGAGTGGTCCGCATGTATTGACGAAAAACCCTACTTGAAACGGTTTGTCAATGTTGTGGAAGATTCTCGCATTGAACGGCGTATTAAGCGCCGTTATCCTGGTCTCCGTAAGTCCTTTTTTAAGGGCTATGAAGAGTTTCTGCAAAAAGATTTGTTCGGTATCAAGGATCGTAATGTTAACGATTTGTTCTTTGTTGATCGTTTGAACATCTTCTGTAAGTCTGGTTCTCAAGTCTCCATTGATTTCACTGATGAAGAGTTGTCTTTGGTAAATTTGGTTGAATCTACCGAGACTTTTGAGGAAGTTGTCGCTGCGGCTCAGGCTGTGTATGATTACTCTAAGATCGAGCAGCAGGAAGAGAAAAAAGAAAAAGAGGAAGAAGAGGGTAAGGAAGAGGGTGAAGAAGAGAATTCAGACACCGATCAATCCGAAAAGGATGAAGGTGGTACTGAGGATTCTGGTGAGT